TACTATTCAGGTATCAGGTGACGTTACAGGTAGTGCATCGTTTGATGGTACTGCTAATATCAACATTACTACTACAGTACAGGACGATTCACACGCACACGTAATCAGCAATGTAGATGGCTTACAGTCAGCACTAGATGCTAAAGTACCTACGTCACGTACTATTACTGCAGGTAATGGTCTTACTGGTGGTGGAGACTTATCAGCTAACAGAACGCTTGCTGTAGGTGCAGGTACTGGCATTAATGTTAATGCTAATGATATAGCTATTGATAGCAGCTATACAGGTTTTGATGGGCGTTACTTTACTGAGACAGAAGCAGACAGTCGCTTTGTAAACGTCACTGGCGATACTATGACGGGCAACTTAGAGATACAAGCATCTGTGCCAAAACTGATCCTAAGTGATACAAATAATAGTTATGGTGGTTCCGCACAGATAGGTATTGAGTTTGACACGACAGGTGGCGTTCAAGGTTTTATTGGACAACCTGCTANTGGCANTAACACTATATATATAACTAATAAAAACACATCAGCAAATTCCCTCACAACTATTACAAACACAGGCGGTGGCGACATAGTGTTAGAGCCTGATAGTGGCAATGCTTATGTGTCTAGCAATAAGATATTCCATGATGGCTACCACCCCAACGCTGACAAGTGGACAACCCCTAGAACGCTGTCACTCTCTGGTGATGCATCTGGCAGTGTAAGCTGGGATGGTTCAGCTAATGCTACCCTTAGTGTTGCTGTATCAAACGACAGCCATACGCACGATGGCCGTTACTTTACTGAAACTGAAAGTGATAATCGTTTTATCAGAAAAGGCGTTGGCTATAATTGGACAGCCACAGGCAGCAACGCGCTTAAATTTATGTCAGAAAACACAATAGATACTGCTTCTGGCAGTCAGGCTGCTTTAGAGGTTTTCCAAGACAATGCTGGACATGATGCATTCATGGCATTCCACGTTGGTAGTGATTATGCAAAATACTTTGGATTGCATGGTGGCATAAATGACTTTGTTGTTGGTGGCTGGTCGCATGGAGCTTCATACCAACGGGTATTCCACGATGGCTATCACCCAAATGCAGACACGCTAACAACTGCAAGAACCATTAACGGTGTTTCATTTAACGGCTCTGCGAATATCACTGTAGCTGACAGCACCAAACTGCCATTGAGTGGTGGCACCATGACGGGTGATCTGACTATCAATGAAAATGGTGATAGCATTAATCTGAGATCCACAACCAATGCTGAATCCGTTGGCATTTCGTTTAGCTCAACCTACCCTAACCCTACTCAAGTTGGGCATATTAGATTTAACCATGCAGATACAGCATCTTATGGTTCTGGTGCTCTTCTTGAATTAGGTAGCACAGAGACTACAACTACCATTCTTGCTGATGGTAAACTGATGTATGACGAGGGTATCTATGCCAAGCCAGCATCAGGCACAGGGGCAGGTACTAGGAAAGACGCCAATTGGGATACGGCTTATACTACTGCAAATGCGGCTTCTACTACTGCAAATGCGGCTTTGCCAAAAGCTGGCGGCACTATGACGGGCGAGTTGCAACTAAATAATCGTCTTGATGTTGGTGATGGCTCAGGCGGCAATCACGAAATTAGAATTTACAAAGCTGATAACAACGTCAGCGATCATATTCAGTTTTACAACGGCACAACCCGTATGGGTGAAATTGGTTGCCAAGATACAACGTGGATGCGTTTCAACCAAGTGACTGCCAAGAATTTATATACGCCAAGGGCATTTAGAATTGATGGTGCTTTGTTACAACCATCTAAAATTGCTGCTCACGAGGGGGATACCGACACATATCTTGAGTTTCATGCCTCTAATCAGTTTCGGGTAGTATGTGGTGGGAATGAAAGCCTAGAGGTTCGCAGTGGCGTTGTGAACGTTGATATGCTTGAGATTAGTGGTACTGACGTTATTAGCTCAGGAAGGGGGCTTCAAAATATTACTTCCATAGATACTGCAACTACTAATTCAATAAATGCTAGGTATTCAAGAAACAGCAACAGATATAATGGCCCAAATATTCAGTTTAGGTATGGGCAAATTTCATCAACAACTGATGGAACACAGAATTTTAGCTTTGGTACAGCTTTTAGTAGTACTTGTTACTCTGTGGTACTTTCTATGGGTGGTAAAGCTACTAACGTAAGTAGGACTGGTTTTACCTATGATCGTTTGAACGAATATGCAGGTACTTATCCCAGCTATTATATTGCTATAGGTATATAAAGTAATGCTAGGCTTTTCTGCGCTATCAGAGACAGCTATATCTGAAGCCACAACTACCCGTGAAGCTTTAGGCTTTCTATCAGGCAATCTACTTAGTACTAATATTAATATTGTTTTATTTGACGCTAAAGCAAATATACTTTCTGGCTCTACATCTGCCACATTTTCTTTAAATGTTTTATTTGAAGCTAAAGCTAATACTACCTTAGCAAGCGTACCCGCAACACTAGAGGTAAATGCTTTTGATTCTGTTTTTGGTGAGGCTAACCTTTCTTTAGATGACGTAACTGCTTCTTTTGTTACAGGCCAACTTACAGGTACAGGTCTAGCTAACTTTATATTACCAAGTAATACTTTATCTATTACAGCAAGTGATGCCGTTACCACAGAAGCTAAAGCAAATGTAACCGTACCTTCTGCGACACTTTCTAGTTTTGCTAATTCTTTTCAGAGTGTTACAGGTAATGCTAATATACCCTTAAATACGTTATTACTAACAACTGCTATTAATTTAGATACACCTAACGCAGTACAGTTTGACTTTAATAAAGACGATTATGATAAATCTCGTGTAATTCATTTACTTTCACAGGGTTCTAGCTCAAGTAACAGCACTACCGTAAAAGTAAAAACAGAAAACCGCTATACTTACGCAGGTTCAACACCGCATAATAGTAAAGTAGTGCATATAAAACCAGAAAACCGTTCTGTTTATATAGAATATCAAGGAAATAACAATACTGTTTATATAGCAGCATAAGGATTTACAATGTCATATAAGTGGCCTGATAAAGATAAAGATGAATTGCTTGACTACAATATTGACTGGTCACGTTTCTTAGGTGCAGATACTATTTCTGCAGTTACTTGGTTTATAGATGATGCAGACGGTGTTAAAACAGAAGTAAGTAATGCACAAGTAGTAGATGGCTTACAGTTTGTACAAGGTACGTATACAAACACGGTTGCTACTATTAGATTGAGCTTAGGTACTAATAATAAAAGATATAAGATTACGTGTAAAATAACTACAGTAGGTGCACTACAGTATGAGCGCTCTGTACTATTGCGCGTGAGGGAGAAGTAATATGGCATACGATTATCTTGGATTAGTTAATGATGTAAATCGTAGGCTTAATGAAGTAGAATTAACATCTTCTAACTTTGCTGCTACTACAGGTTTTTACAGCTTTGCTAAAGATGCAGTAAACTCTTCTATTCGTCACATACAACAGGAAGAGTATGAGTGGCCCTGGAATCACGTAGAGCAGGAAGAAGTGTTACTTGCTGGTGAGGTTCGATATAGCTTCCCTTATGACGCTAAGACTATCAATATGAATAGCTTTCGCATCAAGAGAAATGACAGTTTAGGCGTAGATACTGTTAAACTTAAAGTACTTAGCTATGAAGAATATCTTGACAAGTATGCTGACTATGAGTATAACTCTAGCACAGGTGGTAGAACAGTACCTCATTTTATTGTGAGGGCACCAAGTAGAGAATTACTGGTAGTACCTGCGCCTGATAAGGCATACGAATTAATTTATGAATATTACACAATTGGTTTTGATCTAGAGTTACATTCAGATGTACCAAACCTCCCAGAAATGTACAAATACGTAATAGTTGACGGTGCTATGTACTATGTCTACCAGTTTAGAGGTGACATGCAAGCAGCCCAAATGGCGATGCAGAAGTTTGAACAAGGCATCAAACAACTACGTAGTATACACATAAACCGTACAGAATATATCCGCGATACAAGAGTGCACTTCTAATGGCAACACAATGGCAGACATTTCCTATTGAGTTTAGGGGTGGGCTTATGTCCAACCTTAGCCCTTTGCAGCATGGTACAAATGCTGTTGGTTCTGCTACTATATTACAAAACTTTGAAGCTAACAAAGAAGGCGGCTACTCTAAGCTAAGAGGTTATGAAAAGTACAGCACATCAACTGTGCCCGGCTCTGGCCCTATATTAGCACTTAAAGTTATTAGCTCTGGAAGAATAGTTACCGCACGTAAAAATGCTAGTAACTTCACGCAGTACTACTATGGTACAGGTTCTTCTTGGACAAGTATGGCAACAAGCGTTGGCACTAACGGTGGCAAAGCTAAGAATGTGTTATACAATCTAGATGGCGACGATAAAGTTATATTTGTTGATGGTACTAATTACCCTGCTATATATAACACTTCTGGCAACACTACTACCTTTATGACATCCTCTAATAGCACAGATGTGTTGGGTGCAGAACATGTAGCTGTATTTAAAAACACTGCCTTCTATGCTAAAGGTAACAACATATACTTCACTGCACCTTTTACTGTAGACGATTTCAGTGTAGCTAATGGTGCAGGTTCTATTAACGTAGCGAATGATATTACAGGTTTAGCAACATTTCGTGATCAGCTTATTATCTTTACCTCTGATACAATTAAGCGCCTGACAGGTAGTAGCTCTGCTGATTTTACTATATCACCTATCACAGACCGTATTGGTTGTATTAATGGAGATACCATTCAAGAGGTTGGCGGTGACATTATGTATCTCGCCCCTGATGGTATTAGGTTATTAAGTGCTACTGATCGTATTGGTGACTTTGCTTTGGATGTAGCTTCTGATCAAATAGCTAAAGATGCGAATACTTTTCTTAGTCAGTCAGCTAACTTTTGCTCTGTCACACTAAAAGAGAAGGCCCAATACAGAGTTTTTTCATATGTACAATCTGAGCAGGACGAAGCAGCTAAAGGTTTAATTGCTACTAAATTCATCTCTCAGGGTGCTGCAGGTATGGCTTGGTCTACAATTAAAGGCATAAAGGCTTTTGTAGCAGACAGCAGATATACAGGAACAGCAGAGACTATAGCTTTTGCTAATGAGGATGGTTACGTCTATGTTATGGAGACAGGCTCAGCTTTTGATGGTAGCCCTATAGAGGCTATCTATGAGTCTCCTTTCATGCCTATAAGTGACCCACAGGTACGCAAAACTTTCTATAAAATGACTTTGTACGCTGAACCTACAGGAAATATGAGTTTAGACGTAAACATAAAGTATGACTTTGCTTCTGCTTCTAATAATAGAGTAGTGCAGCCAGCGACACAGCAGATCTCTGGTACAGGCTCATCTGTATTTATATTTGGTGCATCTGATGCTGTATTTAATACAGCTACATTCGGTGGTGAGCTTGATAAAATATATATTAGCAACGTTATTGGTTCAGGTAAAACAGTAGCATTAAGACTAGAAGATCTTTCAACTAATCCCACCTTTACACTCGACACGGCTCTGTTAGAATACAGCCAAGAAGATAGACAATAAGGAAACGACATGGCAGGTTATACAAGACAGGATACTGCAAACAACATTGCCAACGGTAACGTTATTGATGCAGATGACTTTGACGCAGAATATAATGCTTTAGAAGGGGCATTTAATGCCTCTACAGGACACAAGCATGACGGTACTGCAGGTGAGGGTGCCCCTATTACAAAGGTTGGCCCAAGCCAAGACCTTATTGTGTCAGGCAGTAATGTTTTACCTAAAACAACAAACACACTAGATCTAGGATCTGATGGTGCAAAGTTTAAAGATAGTTTCTTTGAGGGTACTGTAACAACAGGTGATCTTGCTGTAACAGGTGGTTCTGTTCTTACTGGTAACGCTACTGTAGGTGGTACACTAGGTGTAACAGGGGCCACAACGCTGTCCAGTACTGCAGCCATTACAGGTAACACTACAGTAGGCGGTACATTAGGTGTAACAGGTGCATCTACATTAGATAGTGCTGCAGTTACCAATAATGCTACAGTGGGTGGTACTCTTGATGTAACTGGAAACACAACAGCAGGGGGCACACTAGGTGTAACAGGTAATACTACTTTAGGTGGTACTCTAGGTGTAACGGGTAATACCACAATAGCGGGTACATTAGGTGTAACAGGTAGTAGTACTCTAGAAGGGTCTGTAAGCGTTGAGGGTAAAACAATTGGGGAGTATGTTCAGGATACTGTTGGTAGTATGGTTGCAGGTAATAGTGAAAATGGTATTACTGTTACGTACCAAGATACGGATGGTACGCTTGACTTTAATGTAGATGATCCTGATATAACTTTAACAGGTGGCGTTACTGGCTCCGCAACCATGACTAACTTGGGCGATGTAAGTATTGCTACCTCTCTAGACACTACATCAGTAAGAGCTAAGTTTAGTGCAGGTGAAGGTATAGACATTGCAAGTGGTGTTATTTCTGGTGAAAATGCAACTACCTCTAATAGGGGTATAGCATCTTTTGATACTACAGACTTTGTTGTAAATTCTGGTGCCGTATCTTTAAGACACGCTGGTGTTGAGGATATTGTCGGTGGCATGGTTTCTGGCAACTCAGAGACGGGTATTTCAGTTACGTACCAAACAGCGGATAATAAGCTAAA